ACATGTTCTTATTTGTTTGGTTGTATAGTCTTGTATTGTAATTAATAATATTTCTTCAGCTGCTGATTCTACATCTGGAAACCCATTCTCTGACTTAACCTCAATATCAAGAGTGGTTAATTTTATTTTACTAATGTCGAACTTAACTTCATCCTCTGGATACTGGTCGGAAATATATTGATATATGTATCTGTCATTGCCATATATTTTAAAATTTTCTACCCCATCATATTTTTTATAAAATTCACGACACTCCCTGACTGTGCCAGGCTTGATAGATTTAACATGTTCACCATCAAGAGTTTTATACTTAGTTTCTTTTTTTGATGAGACAAAAAGAGTTGGATAAAACTTCTCTCGTGTCATAAAATGTTTTCCATTTTCGTAACCACGAACTAAGAAGTTGTCTCCAACCATCTGAACGTTTGTATAAAATCTCATTATGAATTTAATTCAATATACTTGTCTAGTATATTACCTTTTGGTTCTACAAATGTAAGTGCGTCTGCAGATCGTAACATTATTTCATTTTGATTAGTGCAATCTAACCATGGTTCTAAAATAAAATCATCATTATTACTTTTAGTAACTTTATATGGATCTATAAGTTTACAATCAGGTTCACCAATTTCATTCATAATTTCTACTACTTCTGAAACTACTGTGAGTCCATTTAAAAAACAAATACACTGTATATTCTTTTCCATTTTATTTTGTTGAAATTTTTTGGTAGATTCCTATCGCCGCTAATCCTGAACCTACCAAAGGGGATTACCGCAGCCAGTATTTATCTGGCACATATATTATAACATAAAAAAAAGGGATCGTCAAGATCCCCTTAAATTAACTGAAGTAAAATGTTCTCTTTTTCTCAAATAAGAGTTTTGATGGTTTTCCTATCTCAGGTGGCCACATTATACTTTCACTTACATGATCACCCTCTGGAAATGTTTCCATATACTTATTAACAAATACACGTAAAACTTTGTTATTTTTATCTGTAGTGTATCCTAGAACAGTTTCGTAACTCTCCATTCTAAAATTTACTTCACAAAGTTTATCAAAGTCTCTTGTTCCAAGACCATTCATATAATGTTCTCTACAATATTTTAAAATTGGATCATCCAATTTACGAAAGAGAATCATTTTTTCTTCTCGATCAAGTATATCCCAATATCTATGATAGGAATCAGGACGATTATCTTCTCTTTCAAGAAATTCTACGATATCGTAGTCATGAGATTTTGTGTAAGTCATGTTACTCTTACTTAATGTACAAAAATATTGTAACATAAAAAAAGGGATCCGTCAAGATCCCTAAGTTCCATCTCGAACTCAATCATATTTAGAGATAGTCTTTACGAGCATGATGTTCTGGTACTATTTTACCCAACTTGACGGTAAGAAGTCCATCCTTGAATTGAACCTCTCTGACTTCAACATCATCTGAAAGTGCCCATTCTCTTGTGAAAGATCTTTGAGCCAGTCCCTGATGGACATACTCGGATCCTGTCTCCTTAGTTTCTTTTTGTCCTTCGACGATAAGTTTTCCATATTCAGTATAAACAGAGATAGTGTTTTTAGTAAATCCTGCAAGTGCAATCTCAAGCACAGACTCAACATTATTTACCTGAATCAAATTGTAGGGTGGATAGTTTGTTGTGGTTTCATAAGAATTAAAAAATCGGTCAAGGTAATCGTCCATACCTATACCGTTTCTTTGAATTATTTTCATCAACTCTGGTAAGTTTGCAGAGTGATATCTTGCTAGTGTGTTCATAGTTCTCCTTTGTAAGCGAGTGTTTAATGTGAATCCTTTCGGCATTCAATATTAATTATAACATCAAAACTTTTTTTATATTTCGGTAAACTCTTCAAGTCGTGTACGGGTGTCCTCCCAATTCTTTACATGGTACGTAAAACCCCCCCTGTTTTGTACTGCTAATGCTAAAGGATAATCATTTCCACTCTCATCCATTCGATCTCCAAAAAAATGTAATTCATCATCAAATGAAAAATCACGAATTATCTGTCCTTTATCAGAACCTTTTGAAGATATGTCAACACCTGTTTCACCACCAACAAAAGCGTGTAACTCTGGAAACTGTGAATTAAATCTTCTTGCTATTTCTAATCTTTCATGATTATCTTTATCCCACTCCTTATAAACTTCCCTCTCTTCAAAGTTTGCACCTCTACCCAAAATACTAAAATTAACACAACCAGGTCTGTATTCAATGTGTGTTCCTGTTCTAATTCTAAACTGACTATAATCCAATTCGTCCTGTAAAAACCTTCTTGCATCCTCAGGAAGAGTCCAAGGATTACGATAAACTAAATTGTCTCTCTCATATATGTCATTACCAGCGCAGTTGTAAACTCTTTTTGATCTGTTATAAACATCTAATCCAATTTGATCTATAGTTTTTTCTCTATTACTACCAGTGACAAGATATACTGGATACTTACACTCAAAAATAATAAACCATGCCATAAATGAAATGTCCATGGGTTTCCTACTTGGTGTAAGAGTTCCATCAACGTCAAAAATAAATTTTTTCATGAACTAAACTTCTTCTTTTTTCTTTTTAGATCCTATATTGTATTTTGTTTCTAATATCCAATCATTCTTATCTTTGTAAGATAAAACTTTTATTTGATTAAGAGGAGCTATGTCTTTTACTTTGTCAACATTAACGATTGATACTAATCCCCAATCTGTAAGAAGTTGTGCAATACGATTACGACGTTGAACATCATTTTGAGTTAGATTTGCATGTTTACCATCAAGTGCAAATAGTTCTTTAAAATGTACAAGATAATACTTACCTTGCTTATGTAATATATGACATGATTGATATATTTTCTTTTCTTTTCTAGAAGCCACTCCAATTCTTGTGAGTGTTTCTCTTACTTTTAAGAAGTCATCAGGTTCTCCTAAAACAATTTCAACCATCTGGTCAGGTGCCCAACTCACCTCAGACTCACGAACATAAGTCATTTCTTTCCTCCAATCTCAAATTTAGATTTTATAAAATTAACCTGTTCTTTATTTAGTATTTTCAATATCTCTTTTGCCTTTTCGTTACTACATTCATAATATCTTTTCACAACATTTAGGTTATCAATCTCATCTTTTCTCATCCAAGGAGAGAATCTTTTTTTCTTTCTTACACAATTCATATAAAAATCATATTGCATTTTTTTCGGTAAAAATGAACACATATTCATTTCATTCACCAACATAACAGTATCAAGATGACCAGATAAACATCGATTGATTATGTAAGGAGGATACTCTTTCTCCACTGAGGGATCTTCATCTATTAAATTTTTTTTATTCAAATTAATTGAGTTTAACCAATCTTTCAGCTCAGTCATTAATCAAACCCTCCTCTTTTAATTTTTTATAATTATAGCACCCATCAAAGCTGAACTTAATTTTTGGTTCAAACAATTCTTCTATAGGTGTTTTAGGATGAATATCATAATTTGTAATTAACAATTCAGTTTTTACATTATCATTAGTTCCTTTATCTCCACGATGAGCCATTGAATACCTTAGTTTCCATTCTTTAAGATTATAATTTTTGTACATATCTACTAAACGATCATTTAAATTATAAGTTATCATAAATTTATGAATGCAATTATAGACATGATCTGCGAACACATCATGGTCAAATGATCGATGCATCTCACGATTCTTTCCATATAAAAAATCTTTGATGTCATACGGTGGATCTAAAAATATAAAAGTATCTTCCGATCCCTTCTCTTTCATTAGTTCAGAATAATCAGTATTAGTTATTTTCCAGTTTTTAATTAACTTAGAAAATTCTTTTAATTTATCAGCACCAACTAATGAAAAATTAGAATTAGATGCTGTTTGTGAAAAGGTGCTGTTCTCCGTGAGTCCAGAAAAACTACACTTATTCATGATAAAGAAAGCTACTGCCTTCTCAAAATCATCATAAGTGTCAATCTCATCTTTATACTTATCAAAAAGATCTTTTGCCTTTGCTGTTACTT